TGGTTACTTCGAAACTATTACACCGCAGAATGACCCAAGAATTGGTTCTGGAAATAGTGGTGGTGATGATGGAGATGCCGGCGGCGGTGGAGGCGGAGTAGGTAGTGGTCCTATTCAGTCTTGGAGTTAATCAGTAATAATATTATAGATTTCTTTCCAGTTCCGAACCCGATGAGCACTACCATCATAATCAGTGTTGTGGTCATGGGCAACCAGTAAACTGTGTAAACCGTTATCAAGTCCAACTTCGGCATTCTCAGGTTTATCTTCAACCCAATAACAACCAGTACCATGATACTCGGCAAGAGCCTCGTCTTTGTCGGCACCAGTGTCTAGATAAACATACCGTTCAAACGCACTATCACCAAACAGTTCCCGAAGGTTCTTAGTCCGAAGGTGTTGTGCATATTGATCGTTACTCAAACTAGTAATCGCATGGAAAATATAACCATGTTCTTCGTGGAGTTTTTTGACATACTTGATTGCATCCCGAAGGGGAGGTAATTTCCGTATCCAGGCACTCTCGTTAAACATCCGAATCAACCGTTTACTTTCTTTCCGATCAAGTCCATATTTAACGTCCATTTTATAGTCACCATGACTCATGACTTGATACCCATGCCGGGCCATCCAACAGTCAAAGGCATACTCCCAATCAAGGAGCACACCATCACAGTCAACTAGTATTGTTTTTTCTTTATTTGCAATCATTATTTACTTTCTCTAACTTACATATACAATATAACTGATTCGCACATGAAAGTCAAGCATTATTTTACCGAAGGTAGTTAGGTCCTGTCCATTGAATATCATAATCTTCAAAGACATTTCCCCGAGCGGCATTCCGAGCAGGAGCATTCCACCCTGCAGCTTTCAGAATATCACCATACTTGAATTTCTTGTCATTATTAACAGCAACAACAAAACCCCAAACAGAACCATTGGTAATAATTTTGATGTACTTATTACCTTCATTCCAAGAGATTTTTTCGTTGAATTGTGCAATCATAGTTTCATTGATTTCAGACAACTCTTTAGTGTAATTTCTAGAAGTCCACCGCAAGTAGTCTTCTTTGATGTTTTCAACAAGAGTGGTTATTTGATTTTCAATGGTCATAGATTTCTCTCTCTTTTCTCTAACTTACATATACAGTATATGATATAATGACCCAAGAGTCAAGCGTTTTGAGTAAAAAAAGTGAAATATAAGCCTTTATAAAACAAAGACTTATATTTTTTTTAAAATTTATTGAGATATTTTGCAATATGACCCACAAAGGGAAGTAACATTATTGCCATTAATAGGTTCATTCCTGTATGTGCCATTGCGATTCGCAGGGTATCTCCTTTTGGAATTCCATCAGATACGAACAACCCAGCCAACCAGATTGTGCCAGTTGTACCTATATTTGCACCAAGAACACATGCAATTGCAGCGGGCAATGGTAAAGCTCCAGAGGCAACTAGTGCAATAATTGCAGTTGTTGATAAACTAGACGATTGCCATAAGAGTGTCATGATAATACCACCAAAGAACATATAAAGTGGGTTGCCTAAAAAGAATGATAGATGTTCCATATTCCCCATAGACTTCATACCACCAGAGAATGTTTTAAGACCGATATAAAAAATAACAAGTCCGATTAAGGCAGTTATGACAGGGTTTCCTAAATCCATTTTACTAACTTTCTTCCAAAGTTTTTTATGTTGTTTTTTCACAGAGAATTCCTTTCTTGAAAACTCACGCAAATAGTTATATCCAAATTTTAGGATAAAATTCAGTTTTTGTCGTATCCTTATCGAAAAGATACCAACAAGAATTATCTTTACCAGTATGTTTTGAACCTTCAATCCATTTAACTCTACCAATAGATACTATCTTACTGCACATAGGCAAATATGGTGTTGCCTGTTTTGTGTGCATCCAATCCGCATCAAAGAGTAACCATGTAGGTGCCTGCTTGGTAAAATGTAGAATCATAGGATGTAATAACCACCTAGTCCAAGGTGGATTTGTAATAATTAAATCCACATTTTCTGGAATTGTAGAATCGAGTGCATCTTTCTTTTCTACCCAATCAACTTGGGGGTCACAATCAGATGCACCTATTGATTTGCCGTTTGTAAGGCCTTCTGTAAACTTTACAAGTCTACCATCCCCTGCACATGGTTCCCAAAATGTGAAATCATGTTGTGGTAAGAATGGAATTAGAGGACGAAATGCATCCTCTGGAGTAGGATACAAATCATTTTTTCTACGGCGAAATTCACTACGTTTACCCATCTTCGTTATTATCAAATTTAGGAGTGAATGTTTCCATTAGAGCTTCAATATCTTCTATTTCTCCGGCAACTTCACTCATATTCTGTTTATGATAAATCCTAGACATTTTACGTAAAATCTTTTTAGGAATATCAACTTCTTCTGACAAGTTTTCGATTGCTTCCTTGACAAAACTTCTTTCACCCTCAGTACGTGTATACGAATTACTAATTTCTTCCATACACTCACGTATTTTTTTCTGATCTTGAGGATTTGATGGGATTATTATACCAGACATATTTCACCTTAGATAATTAATTAAAATGGGCCCGTTCTGTTACTAAGTGGAACCCATACTCTAGTTTAACTACTTATGCAGTGCGTAGTGCAGCATGTCCAGCGGCAACAACAGCGCGAGTAGGCGTACCAATCATATATTTCATATACGACTTGCCATCAAATGATGATGTACGTTTATTGAGATAGATTGAATACCCCTCACTACGAAGTTTACTAATCACCGCACGTACATTTTTCACACCATATCGTGCAGAAATTTGTTTTGCGGTTAATTGAGCACCACCCAATAGGGCGTTTGCTACTCTAGTAGTTTGAGTTTCTTTTCTAGTTGTATTAGTCATATTATATTCTCCTGTAGATTACATGACAAAGTTTCAGTTTTAAGTCTTTTGGTTTCGGTAGAACTCACACCGATACATTAGAAATGTGTCAGAATCTACCTGTCATCATTTCCATATGTTCTAATTTCATTAAGGCCATTTCTTCGTTTGCAGATTGAAGTTCGGATCCATATATTTCTTCCCAATATTCTTTACCCATTCTACCATACGAGTTGACATATTGTTCCTTTGTCATCCACGTAATATCTTCTTCCATCGCAAAAACAAACTGACCCATTTTACTCATTTTCATCTCCAAATAGTCTATTCACTTTTTTAGATTCCCCCATATAAAGACACCATAAGGCGGCAGAAAATATAAGTATAGAGGAAAATCCAACAATACCACTTATTAGTTGATATCCATTTACATACATTTGTATGGAGGCAGTAATACCTAATATACCAGTAATGGGGGCATAAGGACCAAACATTACTGCACCTTCTTCCGAATAATTCAAAGTGTGTACAATCTTAATATTACCAGAAAATACTGTCAATGGAATTATAAGGGATATCCATGGCAATATTTGCATTGCCATGGGATTGTGAAAGGAGGCCAATAACAAGACTGGCAAAATTAGGACAATTGGTAGCATTATGATTCCACGGTTGCAGATACTACACTATCAACACGAAATGCACGCCATGCATCTTTATCTAAATCCCACACCGAACGAGAATCTAAATTCACTTTCTTTGTAGAAATTTCCGCAGCTGCAGGCGGCAAGAAATCTTCTATGAGGGTACAACGCATATTTCTAGTTTCACCATTCAATTTAGTGAATTGGACATTCACAATATTAGTTTGTAACATTTCTGTTAAAGTTTCAAAATTCATAAGAGTCATCCTTTCTTGATTAAGTTATATATACGATTATATCCGATTATATCCGATTTGTCAAGTAATTTATACTGCCATTTCAGCTTTAATTGCATCATGGTGTCTGTAATTTTCCAACTTAAAATCATCGACAGTATAATTTCCCAGATGTTTGTCTGGATTAATCCAAAGTTTTGGGAACATGTATGGTGTGCGTTTGATTTGTTTCTCTACCGCATCGATGTGGTTATTGTAAATATGCACATCTCCACCAATCCATATTAACTCTTTGGCATAGTAACCAAGTTCCTTTGCAATGATATAAGTTAACAGAGAATAACTTGCAATATTAAAAGGTACACCTAAAAACAAATCGCAACTTCTTTGATACAATGCACAAGAAAGTCCACCATCTTCACTTAGATGAAATTGACACATTAAGTGACAAGGTGGTAATGCCATCTTATCAAGATCATCAACATTCCATGCAGATAAAATATGTCGGCGACTACGTGGATCTTTGACTAAGTTAATCAACAATTCCCTTATTTGGTCAGTACCATTCCAATCTCTCCACTGTACTCCATATATAGGTCCAAGAATACCATCATCATACCCTAACTCAACACCCTGTTTGTTTGCATTCGCCGTCCAGATAGTTTTCTTGTCTTTTAACTCATCTCTATCTTTGTTATAATGAATTTCTGCTAGGCGTCTTTCATCATCAGAACCTTCAAGAAACCATAAAAGTTCTGAAACAACACTTTTAAATGCAAGTTTCTTTGTTGTTAAAACTGGTATTTGTTCTCTCAAATTTATATTTAATGTTGCATGAAAAATTGACTTTGTACCAACTCCAGTACGGTCTTTTCGATCTTCGCCGGTATCTAGTACATGATATAATAAATCTTGATACTCAACTTCCCATATGTTACCATATCTATGTAACATTTCCATTTCTAAACTCATCCATACACCTTAAACTGCAAATCATCAAAATCACTTTGGGCCAACCACATGCGTTTACTTTTCATACTATCCAAATTATCTTTAGGTATAAAAGTATCACAATCATATGAATCTGGAAATTCTGTTATATAAAATCTTTCGATTAAATCCCAATATTCGGTAAGTACTTTTGCACCACCTATGATGAATAATTCCTTATTATTATTTTTTTCCAACCAAGATCTAGCATCTTGAATAGATACTGTGTCCAAATTTTCATAATATGGTAAACTGTTTACTTTACTAGTAATTACTACATTATGTCTTTTAGGCAATGGTTTGGGCATATTGGGGTCATCCCAAGTATTTTTGCCCATAACCACTATCTTATTTGTTGTGTGAGAACGAAACCATCTAAAATCTCTATCGTTTTTTGGCCATGGCAAAGTACCATCTTTACCAATACCACCATTTGCATCCATTGCAAAAATGGCATTAATCATTGCATAACCATTGGTTTACGTTTTGGGTCTCCCCAATGATCTTTTGCATTTACTCTAATAAATTTTTTATTGGTTTCGTTTTTATTTGGATTTTCAATAGTCAAGACTACATTCTTTCCCAACATCCAAGACTTTTGTTGATTTAGAATTCGACGTGTCGCATAATCTGGATCATTTTTACTACGACTCTTTGTAGTACCATGAATACCTTTACTGGTTTCTCCAGACCGTAACTTTTTCTTACCCATGTTGCAATTCCTTAAATGGTTTCAAGGTCTTTGCAAATGCGCGGGCGTTATCTTCATTCAAGAAGAATTTAGTCGTGACTTCAGGACCACCTTCGCGTGACCAAGGTGAAGAAAAATCGATATGTTTTACCTCATATCCATAAATTTCTCTGCGATCTCCCACATTTTTAACTTTTACAATATGTGGACTTCTTTTCTTTTCCATTTTATATTCACTCTCCATACTACAGTTGATTTATTCAATATAACAGATGTTTATTTATTTGTCAATGGTTTTTCGCAGTTAGTTAAACAATATTTATTTAACTGGTTAGTTGTTGTTTCACACAAATAGGTAAATGCACCGGCGCAGATTACTACAAAAATCAAAAAGTATGTAAACTTTGACCTTATTTCCATAGTGAGTAAAGACATGACCTTTCCTTAGGCGTTGCTGGTTTCTTTTGACAATAAATCAGGAAAGGTTTCGCGAACTAATTTTTCTGTGACTCCAGAAATTTTAAATTTTTTGCAGATAATCTTAACTAAAATTTCTGCATCATTTGCGTTTAAACTTTCTAGTTGTCTGACAAGTATACGTTCTTTTTGTTTCTCTGATTGATTTTTCATATTTTCAGTATAAAATAGATGTATTTTTCGCATTGCCAATGTCATGTTACTTATAGACAAACCAGCAGGATCATCAGCTGGGGTCCACATAGGTAGTGTCTTCTGGGTATAACCAAAGTCAATATTTTTTTCAAACATATGAATTAATATAGTTTGTAAAGTTTTATTATTATTATTTATTAAAATATCTTTTTTAGCGTTCACAGATCTGGTACTTTCTAATTCTTGCACCAATTCATGAAAAAGTTTCATATTCTTGTTCCTTAAAATTTGATATCTCATCCATCATGAGTACCATTTTGTTTTCTATAAAATAGTTAAATACTTTTTGCATATCACCTTCGGGAGTTTTACTAAACTGAGATAAAACTTCTTCTTGTATTGCAGCGGGCACGAATGTTAAATCCACTAACTGTTCGTTTCTACGATATCGTGCCAACATATTTGCATCACAAAAATCTTCAGGGTTTCTACCAGTATCCAACCAATCTTCTAGTTTTTTCTTAGATAAAGGTTTTTGTCTTTTTTCGTTTACAAAAACATCATCATCAGAAAGAACATTAGGAACACCATCACCACGATCTCCGCGAATAATATGTTCACGAATATATTTATAAGGGTCTTCTGTCACTAAAAATTTCTTTAGAATAGGACTATATTGAGTCACATTAGGATATCGTTGCAACTGTTTAAAGTCTTTATCACTTGAAATTATAAGTATTTTCTCCTTAGTAGAAAACTGTTTAGTAAGAGTACCAATGATATCATCAGCCTCAGTCCTATCTACCTCGATAATTTTATAAGGAAATACCTTACGCAAATCTTGTTTTGTCTGCGTAATAGTATTAAAGATAAGATTCCAATCATAACCAGAATCTTCTCTTGTTTTTTTACGCATACCTTTGTAGTAAGGAAATACATCCTTTCTCCAAAAGTTTTTATTGTCGCAACATATTACAATGTTACCATAATCATTCGCAAATCTTTTCTTGATACTAAGAATACTGTTTAGTATCATATGTTTTATTAGGTTTTGATCAAGCTCTTCTTCATCAGATAACTTGTTTATTTGTACCATTAGATTTGAAATGACCACTTGATTTAGGTCGATCAATATCATAATATCACCATTATTTTGTTTACATTATTATTTATACACCAATTATAACATTAAATGTTGCAACTGTCAAGACTAAAATGGTACTTCTGGAGAATCTTCTTCAGATTTTCCAACAATTTTTACGATTTCTACGCGATTGAATGTAGTTTCGTCTTGTTTGTCGTATTCATTAAACGAGTGTTTTTTCACCGTACCGTTAAATGTAAAACATACTCCAACATCCAACTCTGGTTTTTCGTCGGAAAAGAATACACCAAATTTATTGGTTCTGGTAATAAATTTATATACATGGCGTAAACCATAGTCTGTGCGTACTTTTCGCACACCAAGAATTTTACCATACCAAACATCACGTTCCATTAGTTTACCAATATATTTGTTTTCCATTATACAACCTCGAACCATTCTGGGATATCTCGACCTGT